AACATACAGTTCTGGCTTCAGAGAGCATAACATTGCGGCATTCAAGAGCAGGCTGGAAAAAGACTTTGACGATGAAATAATCAATAATTTCGTCAAGGACGGCAACGGTTTTTGGACTACAGATGAAATTATAGCCGCTGTCCGTGTTTCCTTGTCCCTCAATCTGCTTACTGATGAGGAATGGAAGAAGGCAATTCCGATTATAGAGCGTGGTCTTGAAGCCAATAAAGCCTATGTCCGTATGCTTGACGAGATGTCGGTTATATTGGAGAAGTATTGCGAAGAATGGGAGGAATTGGGGATGCGTTATAACTTTATGCAACGTGTCCCTCTTGAATGCTGGCAGGGACGTTTTAGCAGGCATAGCCAGAATCCGGAACAAAAGCCGAATTATTCATGAATATCAAGCAATTAAAATAAGGTAAGTAATGAAACATCTATTCTTTTTATTTGTAGGATTTTTGGCTTTATATGAAATTATGAAAGCCTTAAACTGTAAGAAAGTATATTCCCGCACATGCGAATATAGACATCTTCCCAAGGAAAAGGTAAAGGCATATTTAAAAGAGCACCCTATGCTTCTTCTAATGAGTATTTTGGATATTTTCGGATGGATAACATTAATGGCTGGACTAATGACAAGCCAGTGGGTTTTATTCCTGGCGGTAATGGCTTTGTCTTTGTCGAGATTTCAACGCCTCGGCAGTTGGGCTGTGTGTATAGATAGTATCATCACTGTGGCTATTTATTTGTTTGCCATTATTAATACTTATCATTTACATATAGAATTATGAGTAAACTATACAAAGTAACCCTCTTCGGCAAACCGTTCATGATTGGATGGTTCAGCCACGCGGACAAATGGTATCACAAGATTGGAATAATATATTGAAATCATGAGAAAAGTAGACAGACTGAAAAAGCTCCATGCCCCTATTGATGACAAATACAAGAAGATTGACACAACGGTCAACGGGGACGTGGAACGCCTCGCGGAGATGCACAGAGAAACGGAAAAGGGGAAATATCCCTTACGCATAGACCACCGTACCGTAATATACGTGACCAAAGACAAATGCACTCCCGAATATGCCGCAAAAAAGCGCAAGACGTTGGGTCTTGCCCCTGCTGTCGAAGTAAAAGGACACGCATCAAGACTTGTGGACATGGACAAGCTGCGGAGGATGGTAAACGACGGGATGAAGTCCAAGGACATTGCCTATGAGATGGGCGTGGCGGCATCCACCATAAGCACTTACATAAGGAAGTACGGTTTGAGAGACAAAGGGTAGATTAGTTCAAGGACCTATCAAGTTCACGCATACAGACACAACAATATTACCTTCACTATTACAGCGACAGGCACCAGCCAGTCAAGGACGCGCTCTATGCGTTCCATAGCATGACAAGCAGAAGCCGGCAGAAATCCGAATAGTAACGGTCGTCGGCCTGCGAAATCAATATGTCCAAATCATCGCTTCTCATTAGCATTATTTCTATATCCTCTGTACTAAGTAAATGCCCGAACTTGGATACCGCCCGGACACAAAAAAGGCGGTGAAACTTTGGAATCACCGCCTTTGATTTATCGTATATGTTTTATTCAGCTATATATTCTTTTGTGATAATATCGTTAAAGAATATAGGTGGCAAGATATAACCGGACAGCTTTGTACCTAATGTCTTCAGATGTATTATTCCCCTAAGCGAACCGTAATTCAAAGAAGCAAATTGTACCAGGACATTAGTCGGGAATATTATATGCCCTTCGCTGTCTGTAATTCCTCTTATAGAATCTGGATGTATCAAAAAATAACTGTCAATGACAGCCCTCATCAGTGGGGATTCCCCAATGGAGAATGTCACAGTTATTTTGCTGCAAAGCACATTTTGAGGCTTGTCATATTTAAACTGCGCCTCTGTTTGTACTTGGATTTCAGCATGTTCATCCTTCATGTTTTCTTCAAATATGGCAAACTGTTCCAGTTCCATCTTAGCGTATCTGTACATCACGTCTTTCATAATCTTCAATGTTTTATGCGGCATTTTCAATGGAGGAAAATTCTGCAACTGTGGTAACAGACTCATATTTGGCTTTTTCTCCACCAAAACTAAAGCTGTTTATATTATAAGATAAAATAGAGACCTTACATTCATATGGGCGATAGACAGAAATCAAGTCCTCGCCTATGACAGTTTGCACACGGCAAATCGTTTCAAGTGTAAGGTTCTCATTGCCTTTCAGCAATTTCCCAACGTAAGCAGGAGATACGCCAAGCATATCAGCAAATGCCTTCTGTGTAATTTCCGCTTTGCGCAGATGGTATCGGATTGCAAGTGCTATCATGCGAGACATCCGTAACCAATCTCTGTTTTTTTCCAGTTCCTCGGATTTCCTTATGACTTCTTTTGAACGGTCGTTTGCCAACTCATTCAGTTTTGCAAAATTAAATCCCATAGCTTATTCTTTTAATTAATAAATTCATCTTCTTCATATATGCCGTTGCATCTTAACCATGACCTAACCTTGTCTATATCTTGGATAATACGGTCTTTTAGATATGGCGATTCTTGTATCGTTTTACACAGTTTAATACCCCCTCCTACAATAATGTATCTATTTGTTCCCATTTTTATGGCATATAGCCGGATGAAAGAAGGAGATTCTGTACCGTAAGACTTCATTGGCACGTATTCAAATTCAAATTTGTATTTACCATCCAAAAATTTAAAGTGAGAATCAAAATCCGGTTTACTTTCTTCCTTCGCGTTGAAATACAGTTCACGAAACAAGATTTCCAAATCATCCGCTTCTTCGAATACCTGATAAGCGGCAGCTTCCGGTTCGCAAACGGCAGACCAGGCTTTTGACTTAAGATAATCTTTATTCTTTTCAAAGAAACCTATGACTCCATCCATATCTCTCCAATCTTCAAACAGTCGTTCAAATTCATTGGCATCTTCGCCATCATATTTGATACTATAAATATATGGAGGGTATATTTCTTCTATTTCCACGATATTTCTATGCTTGAATTAAACGATACTTTCTGCAAAAGTAGCGTCGGTAACCATATCATCCAAATATATTAGGCAATAAATAAACTTATGGGTTAACATTTAACAAAAATGCGGTAATTCCAACAAGTCAAAGAACGCTCTTCCCCTACTACGGTCTTTTCAGCCCCTTCCTGCAATGCTCACACAAGAACCTCTTCGCTATCGGGAACATCTTCTGCCCAACCTCGCCGGAAAGGTACTGCGCCTCCTCACCGTATGGGTCAATCCCAAAAGCCTTGGATATGTGACGGCAGAGATGTCCCTTCTCATGGTCCCACGAATTCTGGAACTCGCCCGGTGAGGAAGTGAGTGCTATCACCATGACGGTCTGTCTGTCCCTTGTATTGGAGTAGGTAATGCCGGTATTCAGATTGCAGGAGCGCATGTTCCTGAAAGCGTCCATCAGGTCCGCTCTCCTGCAACCGACACGGCGCAGGTCTGCCATGATTCTGCCGGTGTAGTAGCAGTCAACTGCATAATACACTCTTACTTCCCAGTCATATTCCGGTATATAAAAGTCCTGGACTATCATAGGCTACATCATCTCCGACCACATTATAGGATTTCCGGAACCTATGCAGTCTGCATAGAAACGGGTAAACGGAAGGCCGTCGTATCCGTCCGGGTCATCCATGTAGTCCTTTATAAACAGCGCCAAATGCGCTTCATCGGCAATCGAACTCTTGTAATAGTCTGCTTTCGCCATATTTGCCACGTACAAGCTGTCGTACCCGGCATCCTTATCCAGCTTGATATTATATTTTTTCAGAAGCTCATCCAACTGTTCCTTGCTGATTGGCTCAATCCTTTCCTTCTTGCCGGTACTTTTATTCTCCACCTTCATGCAGGATACAGCCCAGTCGCACATCTTCTTGCTGAAATGCCATCCATACTGCGAGAGGTATGCCTCCATGCCGGAGGGAAATCTATCGTAAATATCCAGTCTTTGTCCCATAATTATTCAGATTTAGAAAAAGAGGGGCATTCCACCCCTCCATTATCAATAAAACTCACCGTTGGCGCGTCTGCGTCTGCGTTCGCCCATTTCGTCACCGTAGGGCGGCATTCCATGATGCTCACCGTACATAGGATATTCCGGGAAATACCCCGGCATGCGGCGTTCGCCCATATCAGAGCCGCTATAACCTCCGCTACGGGAGCCGCCGTCATTACGGTAGCCCATTTCACCGCCCTGCATCTTGCGCATGGCTTTCTCGTAACCGTGGCGGCATCCTTCCTTGTAGGCTTCCTCCACATCATCGTCTCTCATTCCGAAGCTGCGTTCGTAATCGTCACGCCATTCGTCTAATATTCTCCACATTCCCATATCATTTCTTTGTTTTGGATGTTTCGCCCACTCCGAGCTGTTCCATTAACTTCTGGTTTTGCGCAATGAGGTCAGCCATATTCCTGCTCATCTCCTGCATGTTCTTATCCATATTGGACATTTGCCCTTTCAATGCGGATATTTCTTGCTCCTGCTGTTGCTTGGCTGCAAATTCAGGGTTAAGCATGGCAAGCATCTGGTCACATACCCTAAGAAAGTTCTGATGATATTCCACGCTTTTTAGGACATCCTCACTCTTCTGTTTCATAGTAAGGACCTCGGTGTTCATCTCGTCTCTTGAACCAGTAATCAGCATCCCCGTTTTAACATCATCGGCAATATTGGCATTAGCCGGTATCTCCTGCAAATTAACATTCTGCCCGTTTATATTCACGACAAAATCAATAACCTGGACCGGCTGTGGATAAGGCATGTTGGGAACAGTCTTATATATAGTTTTTATAGGGCTTACATTAACGACTTGCCCACATTCCAAACTTGGATTTGCCCCTCTGTGAAGAAGATATAATGTACTGTTAACTCGTAGATTTTGAAACATATTGGTTTGATTTTAAAGGAGTGTGCGGCTATCCGGCTTTCCCGGACAGCCACAAACCCCATGTTAACTACTTGCTCTTCTGAGCGATTGTTTCGGCTGTCGGAGCCGTTGTCGTTGTCGGACGATACCCACCATTGACAAGGAACAGCTCATTGGTGTACTTGTTATAGTGGATTTCGTAGATACCGGTCCCGGCAAGGTTTCCGACAGTCACCGGCTCATTGTTGTAAGCCAGCAACGGTCTCGTGTCCCCGTTGGTCCCAATAAGTATCGGCAGAGTAGCCGTCGTTCCTGCAGGTATCGCCTGACGGAGACTGACATAGAAACCGCCCACATAGTCCCGGTTACGGAACGCATGATTGGGCAATTCCAAAGTGACATTCTCTGTGCCGACCGTTACAGCCACCGTAGGGAGAGTGTTGTAGTTCACTCTTCCGAGGGAGGGGAACTGGAAAGGGAATCCAGTAAAAAAGTTAGGCCACATGATTACCTCCTTTCTTGCCGGGTTAACCCCAGTAGTTGTTGCAACCGCATCCACTACGTCCGTATACAGCGTCACCCATATATGCACCGTAGGCGGCTGCACGGAAACAATCTGTATTAATAGCGGTTAAATTGGGGTATTGAACACTCACAGTATTTGGAAGCTTGCATTTGATTCCATCAACATCGCTTTGTAATGCCTGCAATCCGGCAGCCAAGGGAGCAATCTGCTGGCCTACGGCATTCAGGATGGTGGCATTCTGGTTACGTTGGGAGATTTCAGCTGTCAAAGTAGCCTTCTCTGCCGTGAGAGAGGCAATCTTGTCCTGCAATGCCTGGTTCTGCATGGCATCCAGCTTGGCGATGATAGCCTGGGTATTGGCCGTCGCGCCGTCACGCAAGGACAATGTGTTCTGGTTGGCTGTGTTCACCAGAGTATTGGTCTGGTTGCACATTGCGAGCTGATTCTCGTACCCCATTGTGGTGATGGCGTTCTGCGTCTTGCAGCAGCAGTCTGCCAACTGAGTTGCAAGAGCGGAATTGCCAGCCTGGATGCTGTTGATGATTTGCTGGCTGCTCATGCCAATTTGGCTGCCAATGTTGCAGAGCTGGGTAGAAACCGCATTGATAGCGGATTCAATCTGTCCGACAGAGCAGTTGATGGAGCCAGCCAACTGGTTCAGGTCAATGCCGTTGCGTTGGATTGCTGACATAATCATCTCACGCTCGGCTGAGTTGCCCTGGTTGTTGTTTCCTCCGAATCCGAAGTTACCGTTGCCGAAAATGGCTGCAATCACGATAAGCGCAATGATGTCCTGGAAGCCACCATTGTTACCGAAGAAGCCACCGTTGCCGTTGCCTCCCATGAGGCCCATCAGATAGCCGGTGTCGATTCCTCTGTTCTGCAGGGAGGGGAGAATGGATGCAAGCAGCCCGTTGCCTGAACCTGCTCCGCCGTCCTGGTTAAAAACGTACGTTCTTTCCATAGAGATTTATACTTTTATTATTACGGTCAATATCAACCGCATCACAAAAGTATATACTTGTTTTCAGTATGGAAATCAGTTGTTTCCCAACGATTTCCTAATGTTTTCCCAATATATTCTCAACATTTTCCCACCTTCCATGCGCTCACGGAAATTGGAAATCATGTAGTTCACCGCACGTTTGGTCTTGTGGATATGAACTGCTATCTGTGAAGGGTACATGCCCCTATCGGCAAGGAGGGATACAAGGAGATAACGGGCATCCACCGTTTCCGCGTCCTTGTCCGGAGACAAGATACGTTCTGCCGGAATTTCGGTTTCTTGTGATACGAGATTGATTGTTTCGGCAAAGATTTCTGACTTGCACATGATTTTTCAGATTTTTATCCGTATCTTTGCCCTGCCACATAAAACTTGATATATACATGAACAAAGCACAAGATACCGTGTTGAAGATATTAAGCCTCCAACGTGCGGTATCTTATGCTTTTTCAAATTTTTATGTGGCAATAATTATTTGAGCGTTGGGGGCTTTCTTTTTACTCTAAGCCCCGAAAAGAGCGCATCTGTACGATAAGTTTTCCTATGGGCGCTTCTACTCGCCCGGATAGTAATGCTAAGTCATGTCAGCCTCCTTTCTTAAGTTTTCCAATTAGAACAAAAACAAACAGCAATAGAATCGCTCCGGCATAAATCTTGTCCTTATGCAAGTCCCACCAAGACAATTCCACCACTTTCTCTTTCTCGTTTATGAGGTAATCCAACTTGCCGGATATGGAGTCAATGAAAGCGCTCAATGAGCGTATGTCCGCGGAAAACATGTCCGACATCTCGGAATGTTCCTTGTCCTCCCTGCTCGCATTCGTCTCGCTTACCTTGGTGGGGTATTGTTTTCCAGTACTATCCGGCTCTGACAGATATACCGTCCGGTTCTCCACCTTGATATTACTCATCTTGTCGTTCAGACTGCTTATCTGCCGGTTGAAGCTGGCTTGTAGCTCCTCAATCAGAGCTTTTGTCTCTTTGAAATCAGACGCATAATCAGCCTGAAACTGGGAATCCATATTCTTGGGGGCTGCGCATGAGGAAAGCAATATGCTCCACAGCATAGCGGACAAGCCGACAACAAGCCAGAAAGAAAGCTTTCTGAACTCCGACAAACGCATATTATTCTTAATGAACTTTTTCATCACTTCCCATGTTATAATGTATTATTGTTCGTAATGTTGTGCATGTTAGTGGCGGTAGTCTGCTGGGAAGCACATTGCCGCTTAATCTATAATGCCAACACTTGTTTTCTATTGTTTCCTTCCCGATAGCTCACATGAACCCAATCAAAGTTCTTCTCATCAATCAATTGGTCGAAAGGGAGGTTAAGTGACTGGATCAGATTGAAAAGCCTCTTGTTTTCCATTTTCGTATTAGGTGTGCCTACTATATCCACAGCACAACCTTTCATGTGGTCACTCGTCTTGGAGCCTCCTACAGCTTTGTTCAATGCCTCACATCTATACCCGGAGGTGACAATAATAGGTTTCCCATACGCTTCCCGTAACGGGTCGAGCACATTATTCACCAACGCTTGAACATTAGGAAGCAAATCCTTTGGCAAACGGTTGTCGATACCTTTCTTGTCCGCTGTCTCACTTCTTACAAATTCTGAAACTGTAAAGAATTTCATTTATTTTCCTCCTTATCTTTAGTTATTATTTCACTCATCTCCTCCTTGTCAACATCAAGCATCTTTTTCCCGAACAGCCCCAGCGCCTTTAGCATGTTGAAGCTGTAGCCTTTCGGCGTAAGGATATTACTGATAATCGAGCAGAACTCAATGAAACAAACAAGCAGGCATGAATACACATCTATATTCCATTTGCTACCGGAAGCGATGTTTATCATAACGACCATACATGTAAATGCGAAGTACGTCACCATCTTTCCCATCGTCCTGCGTATGGCACTGGAAAACCGCACCTCTTCTTTCATCAGCAGACTTTTCCTTATTCCGAAAGCCAAGTCACACACGACTACTGAAAACGAGACTATGAGCCACGGTATCATGTGTTCAAGGGATTCCATTATAAATCCGCTCGCTATTACGGAGAACCCCCCGGGGATGCTCTGGGTTATCATGTTCTCTTTCACTGGAAGTAGGTTTTAAACACATTGACATGATAGATATTCACCCATCCGTAGTTGGCGTCAAATATCTTCTTAATCTCATATCCCAGCCCATAAGACAGAGCTTTCATCTTTCGCCAGTTGATGGAACGCCAGTTCATATTATGCTCCTTCGCCCAACGCTTGATACTGTACCACTCCTTGGATTCGTCAAGCTGCTCGGTCTTCTCTTCTATCTGTTTCTGCTGTTCCTCAATCTTCATCTGCTGTTGGGCAGCCAGCATAAGAGCTTCTCCAAAAGATTGAGGTACTTTATACTGAGATTGAAGCGAGTAGCTACCGGTATTTACCACCGAAGGAACAATTTCATCAAATATCCAACTTTCGAACTCGTCAGCTTTCGGCATCTGACTTTTGGTTATCAAGCGATAGATGTTGCCTTCGCTGATAAACTTCATTGATTTCATTTGTATAGCTGGCGTACCATCTGCCTTTAATCCAGTTTGTACCCCTACTTCCCGAATTGTTATGGAGGCTGGTTTACAGTGGTCTATAATTGCCTTTGATGGATTTGAGTACTGTAGAGAAGTGGCAACATCCATCCCGCAAAACCAACTTTTACCATTTTCAACATACATACGAACCTTACCGAATAGCGGATGTTCGTAAACCATAATTCTACTCATTTCAAGAGCAGACGAAACTTTTTCTACAACTTGCATGTTATTTCTTATTATATATTCAACAAACATGTTCCGCACTTTTGCATCACATTCATTATCAGCGTCTTTAATTACTTTTGCCAGTTACATCTTCGTAAGTAGTTGATACAAAAGCTCAACGCAAAAATGCGTTGAGTGATTCGTCCTCTGTATTAAGAATATTGTCAATGCTTCTTATTACATCGGCATGTCTTTTTCCGAACTTCTCAGCCACCAAAAGGCTATTGGTTAAAACTTGGCCATTCTGACCTTTAAAAACTAAATCTGTCATATTACCTGCTTTTATGTTAACTTTTCAAACTAACCAAAATTTTGTCTGTCAAAAACGACAAAAGCCCCCGAGCCGGATGCAAAAAAACATCAGCTCAGAGGCTTTGATATATGTCGGACAAATACAAGTACATAGTTACGGTGCCGTACATCTTCATACGGGTACTGCAAATATACTAATATTCTGTCAAACACCATACTAATCCAAACTTTTTTCACATGCAAAGCTAACCTTATAAGAGCAGATTAGGAAGCTTTCAATGGACGCAGAACGAACAATCGGGAAAAGGTTCGTTTTTTCGGCAAAATCGCTATCTTTATAACAAAAAAATGATTTACGCATACATTAGGGTAAGCACAGACAAGCAGACAGTAGAAAACCAGCGGTTCGAGATAGAGAATTATTGCAGAAAAAGGCAGATAGATGTAGACCAATACATCGAGGAAACGATAAGCGGGATGAAAGATGTGGACAAGAGAAAGCTCGGGACACTTCTAAGGAAGATGAAGAAGGACGATACCCTTATAGCCTCGGAAATATCCAGATTAGGCAGACGGTTGCTGGAGGTTATGTCTATCCTTGACAATCTGATGAAGAAGAAAATCCGAGTAATAACCGTTAAGGAAGGCTTTGAACTTTGCGATAACTTGCAAAGCCACGTTATAGCATTTGCATTCTCGTTGGCGAGTGAAATAGAACGCAGCCTTATCTCACAACGCACGAAAGAAGCGTTGGCAAGAAAAAAATCGCTTGGAATGAAACTCGGAAGGAAAACCGGAGGGACAAACTCCCGGCACAAGCTCGACAAACACAAAGAACTTATACGCACTATGGTCGAATATGGATACAGCAAAGCAGCCATCTGCCGGAAAGTCAAGTGCCAGTACAGCACCCTTGACAAGCATCTCGAAAGAGAAGGACTGATAGTTAGGAACTATACTCCGCGTCCACGAAAGCCCAAGGACATCCCCACAGAAAAAAGAATCGTTCCTCAAAAAAGAAAGAAGCGAAAAGTCATCATCAAGAAAAGAATCCAAACCGACCGCGCACCACATGTGGAATACCAAGCAGCCGCTTACCAATATCGCCACCAATTGATGGAAGCTGACACACTTCGAGAAAAAGGCATTGTTGTTGATGTAGACAAGCCTGCCATACTTGAGGAGAAAAAGGAAAAGCTCAAGTCTATTCGGCACCATCATCATTTGCTTTTCCCTCACGAAAAGGAAATATTGAAATTCTTGAGGCAAGGGAAAAGCAAGGTCTTTATCTCCCGATACTTTAATTGTAATATAAAAACACTGGATGCGCACTTGAAGAGAATGGGGGTGGAAGTGGTGTATAGGTGATGCCCCTTAAATGTGAGAATATTATGGCAGATGATATTAGAGAGAATGCAATG